CCTCGCAGACGGGAGTATTACTGATGGCCTTACCACCAATCGTCGCACAGGGACTGGATCTCGATGACAGCATGGGGTTGCCCGATGTGGAGATTCCGATTGATGTACCGATGTCCTTTGAGGAAGGTGCGGAGATTTTAGAGACGCCGGACGGTGGCGTAATGGTACAGGAGATGATGGAGTTGCAGGCTCCTCCTGTTGATGCGCCGTTTGACGCGAACCTTGCTGAGTTTTTAGACGGGTCGATTCTTGGTGCGTTATCTAACGAGTTGCGTGGTTTTTACGAGGATGACTTGGACTCTCGGTCTGAGTGGGAAGAGACGTATACGAAGGGTCTTGATTTACTTGGGTTAAAGACTCAGGAGAGGACGACTCCGTTTGAGGGTGCTTCTGGTATAACGCATCCGTTGATAAGTGAGAGCGTGGTTCAGTTTCAAGCGCAGGCTTACAAGGAGTTGTTGCCTTCTGGAGGTCCGGTAAGGACGCAGGTTCTTGGTGCGCAGACGCCGGATCGGGAAGCGCAAGCCCAGCGTGTTAAGAACTTTATGAATTATCAGATTGTTGAGGTGATGGAAGAGTATGATCCGGACATGGATCAGATGCTGTTTTATTTACCTTTGAGCGGGTCAACGTTTAAGAAGGTTTATTTTGATCCGACGAAGCAACGTGCTGTGGCGAAATTTATTCCTGCGCAGGATTTGGTGGTTCCGTACTCAGCGAGTGATTTGCAGACGGCAAATCGTGTGACGCACGTATTACGCATGGACGAGAACGACATTCGTAAGATGCAGGTTGCTGGTGTTTATCGTGATGTAGAGTTGACGGGCGGTTCGGATCAGGAGGAGGACCCTGTACGTCAAAAGGTTAATGAATTAGAGGGTATTTCTAAGAATTACAGCGACGATGTACACACGGTTTTGGAGTTTCACATTGATTTGGACCTTGAGGGTTTTGAGGATGTGGACGCGATGGGAGAGCCTACGGGTGTGAAGCTTCCATATGTTGTGACGTTGGATGAGGATTCTGGGGAAATACTTGCCATTCGCCGTAATTACGCGATGGATGATCCAATTAAGCGCAAGGTTCAATACTTTGTGCACTACAAGTTTATGCCCGGTCTTGGGTTTTACGGGTTTGGTTTGATCCACATGATTGGTGGTTTGGGTCGTGCGGCGACAAGTTTGCTGCGTCAACTGATTGATGCGGGTACATTGTCGAACTTACCTGCGGGATTTAAGGCTCGTGGTGTACGTGTTCGTAATGACGACGAGCCTTTGCAGCCGGGAGAGTTTAGGGATATTGACGCTCCGGGTGGTAGTATTCGTGATGCGATTGTGCCGTTGCCGTATAAGGAGCCTTCTGCGACGTTGAATGCGTTGTTGGGTGGATTGGTTAATGACGGGCGCAGGTTTGTGGCTTTAGCGGATCAGCAGATGTCGAATATGAACCAAGAGACGCCTGTTGGTACGACAGTTGCAATGCTTGAGCGCGGCATGAAAGTGATGTCTGCGATTCACAAGCGGTTGCACTACGCGCAGAAAAACGAGTTCAGATTATTGGCTCGTATTTTCAAGGACAATTTGCCGCCGATGTATCCTTATGAGGTTGCTGGTGCGCCACAAGATGTAAAGCAAGCGGACTTTGATGCGCGGGTAGATGTTCTTCCGGTCAGTGATCCTAACATTTTTTCGATGTCGCAGCGGATTGCTTTGGCGCAACAACAGTTGCAGTTGGCACAAACAAACCCTGAGATGCATAATTTGTATCAGGCTTATCGTCGTATGTATCAGGCGCTTGAGGTGCAGAACATAGACGAGATATTGAATCCACCACCACCACCGCCCCAACCCATGGACCCTGCGATGGAGAATGGTGGATTGTTGAGCGGTGCGGTCCCGCAAGCCTTCCCCAAACAGGACCACGACGCTCACATTCAAAGCCACATGGCTTTGATCTCCTTGCCCGTGTTTCAAGCTAATCCTGCGGCCCTTGGCGGTATCTTCACGCATGTTCTTCAGCATATTAGTCTTAAAGCACGGGCAATGGTGGAGATGGAGTTTATTGACATGCAGCAACAGTTGCAGATGGCTGCGCAAATGAATCCGACCCCTGAGTTACAGATGCGAGCGCAACAGATGGCGCAGGAAATGGAGAGCCGTGTAGCTCAAGTTGAGGCGCAGATGATTCAGGAGATTATGCCAGCGATGGCGGCTCCGGGTCAGAATGACCCAGCGTCTGATCCGCTTGTTCAAATCCGGATGCAGGAACTGGCAATACGTCAGATGGAGGCGCAAAACAAAGCCCAGCTTGATGAGGCAAAGCTTGATCTTGAGCGTTTAAAGGCCCAGCGACGGGCGGTAACGGACTCGGCAAGACTGGAGTTACAGGAACAAATTGCTGATGACCGCAATGATGTGAATATGGAACGCATTGAAATGCAACGCGAGAACATGTTGCGGAGGACACAGTAATGCCTTTGAAGGAAGGGAAGTCCCAGAAGGTCATCAGCGAGAACATTCGCACAGAGATGGCTGCGGGGAAGCCTCAGAAACAGGCGGTAGCTATTGCATTAGACAAAGCACGTAAGGTTAATGGTGGACGGATAATAACGAGGTTTAGCAAGATTGCTCGACCTCAAAGGTTTTCCGGAACGTTTTAGTGTGTGCTTTGGTCGCAATCCTTTGGGGCCAAAGTTTTTCTTTCGGATTGTACAAGGTTTGCGTTTACGATTGTGGGTATGACAGGCCCGCCCATATATGGTACGATAAGGCGTATTCGGTTCATCCAAACTACTTTTGTCCTACGAGGTTCTATGACATATGATAGAAATCGGGGTTGCGATTGCAGGCGCACAGGCCGCGTATAATTTTTTGAAAAAAGGCGTCCAAGTCGGTCGAGATTTGCAGGATATGGGCCAGCAATTACAGCAATGGGCCAACTGCATGGCTGATATTGATCAAGCTGAAAAAATGGCAGAGAAGCCACCGTGGTACAAGCTACTGGGTGGGGGTGTCCAAGCGCAAGCTATGGAAGTGTTTCTTGCGAGGAAACAAGCGCAAAGGATGCGTGATGAGTTGCGAGAGTTAATTAGCCATCCAGCCATACTGGGACCATCCCACTGGCAGGAGTTTTTGAGGATAGAAGCGGAGATCAGGAAACAAAAGCGTGAGCATGACTTCCGCAGAATGGAGATTAAGCAAACTATTATTGAGTGGTGCGCTGGAATTGTTTTGTTCTTAGTTTTGTTTGCTGGTCTTGTGGGCTTTGTGTGGTTAGCCAATGCTTGAGCCAGTAGGAAATTTACCGTTTGCCGTGGGCGTTGAGAGAAGCCGTGAGAGCATAGAGAACCATCAAGCGCAGCAACAGGTGCAGAAAGAACATAACCGCGCTCACAAGCTCGCTAAGGCGCTAGAGCGACAACAGCTTGATTTAATGATCAGTTATGATAGGTTTGGCAAAGCTAATAGCGGCTTAAAGCCGCAGGGTAGTATCATAGATATGGAGGTCTAAATGACTGTAGCTATGGAAAAGATTTTAGCTTGGAAGATAATGCCGCGTTTCATGATGTTAGTTATGACCATCATGTACATCCGCGTCATTGAATGGGGAATGAGCTTGCCGGATTTATCAACGCAGCAATCCGCGATGATTTCAGTGGTCAGTGGTGCCATGACGGGAACGATAGCCGTGTGGCTGGGGAGTGAGAAAAAATGATGACGCTTTTGGGAAGCCTTCTTGGGTTTGGGACTTCTTTTTTACCAGAGGTTCTTAACTACTTTAAGGCAAATCAGCAGCACAAGCACGATTTGGAAAAAATGCAGGTTGAGATGGACCTGATGTCAAAACGTGCGGAACTGAAATTAAATATGATGGATAAGGAAGCGGACATCAAAGAAGCGGAAGGGTTGTATAAGCATGATAGTATGGATGCGGGAGGTTTTATCAATGCACTTCGAGGCTCTGTCCGTCCTGTCATTACTTATTGTTTTTTTGGGCTTTTCGTTGCCATTAAAATAACGGCTTTGTTTGCTCTTATGGAAACAGGACATGACTTAGGTAGGTCTTTATCTATTCTTTGGGATAGTGAAACCTCTGCGTTGTTTGCGGCTATTATGAGTTTTTGGTTTGGAAACAGGGCCTTATCGAAATACATGAAGGTAAAATCATGACTTTTAAATTAAGTAGACGTAGCCTTGATAGGCTTGAAGGCGTAGATGAACGCCTACAGGCAGTGGCAAAACATGCTATTACGTTAACCAAAACTGACTTTGGTGTAATTCAGGGTTTGAGAACTTTAGATGAGCAAAAAGAACTTGTCGCAAAGGGCGCAAGCAAGACCATGAAAAGCCTTCATCTTGAAGGCAAGGCAATCGACGTTATGGCCTTCGTAAATTCTAGGGCGTCTTGGGAACTCAATCTGTACGATGATCTTGCGGATGCAATCAAAGAAGCTGCGGTTATTGTTGGGGTTCCCATTCGGTGGGGTGCCGCGTGGCACATAGATGACATTCGTAAATGGGAAGGCACGATGGAAGAGGCTATGAGCGCTTACATTGATTTGCGTCGATCTCAAGGCAAGCGTCCATTTATAGATGGACCTCACTTTGAAATAAGAGAATAAATTGTTCGGGTTATTTTTTAAAAAAAGAATAACTCGAACAATTGTTAGCGTTACGATAGTGGCGTAAATTGAGTTTTTGTGTATAATCGCCTTAGTAGGAGTTTGCTGATGCCATTTACCAAGCTGCAATTTCGCCCCGGCGTTAATAGAGAAACCACATCATATTCAAATGAAGGTGGTTGGTTTGATATGGACAAAGTGCGTTTTCGCTTTGGTTTTCCAGAAAAAATCGGTGGTTGGATTAAGCAGTCTGGAAGTGCTTTTTTAGGAACTTGTCGTGCGCTTCACCCTTGGGTCGCGCTTGATGGATCAAACTATATTGGTGTTGGTACGCATTTAAAATATTACATTAATGAGGGCGGTGGTTATAATGACATTACGCCTATCCGCGCTACAACAGCGGCAGGCGATGTAACATTTTCTGCAAGTGCAAACACTTTGGGCGCAAATGTAGCAATTATTGATACTACAATAACGCTTACCTCCTCTTCTGGCTTTCCAGCATCAGGTCGTATTAAGATAAATAGTGAAATTATTACTTATGCATCTGTATCAGGTAATGACTTAATAGGCTGTGTCAGGGGGGTAAATGACACTACGGCTGCTGCGCATACATCTGGTGATGCTGTAACTTGTGCAACGCTGATTGTAACAGACAACGATCACGGCGCTCTTGAAAATGATTTTGTTACGTTTTCTGGTGCTGTCACTTTAGGTGATGCAATTACGGCTGATGTTCTTAATCAAGAATATCAAATTACTGCCTTAATTGATGTTAATAGCTATCAAGTGGAAGCTCGTACTGTATCTTCTATTTCAACCATTACAACAACTTCTGGACTTAATCAGACATATGTTTTTGCGACATCATCGGATAGCGGAAACGGCGGTGCTAGTGTTGTTGGGACTTATCAGATTAACACAGGATTGGACACAACCATCGTTGGTAATGGTTGGAGCGCGGGAACATGGGGTCGTGG